CTGGAGGCCTTTTTGGTAAAGTAGAGGCAATCAAAATAGGGGACAAATACCTTTGTCAAACAAGATGGTTAAGACTCCCAGGGCATAGGGTTGAGTTCATGAAAGATGCACATATTTCTTGCCTCTCCTCCACTATGGCGACCATGAACAGGATGGCTAACATTAATCCCGTGGATGTAGATGGAACATATGGCATGAGAATCATATTTTCTTTTATACAGTCAACGCAATTCATAGAGATGGCCGCAGACTCGAGATATGCTATAACGAGTTCTCTGGCCACCCATACAAACTTCTGTGATTTGATAATTGAAAAATTTTCACCACCTTACAGAAACCAAGGATGTGCTTGGTTAGCCTTGAAACTAATTACTTCATTAAAAGAATTCAGGAATAATATTTTGAACAATAAGAGTTCAGTCTTATTTAACAGACCTGAGTTCGATGTCCTTTCTCGAAGACTTCCAAGGAGTACAGGAGGAATCTTGGATGTAAAAGCTATATGGAGTGACAGAAGGTTGAGAACAATGCAAGACTTGATGGATGAAATTTTTATTTACTGTCACACTCCAAAAGAACCTTCTCAAACTTTCCATGAAAATGTGAGGGCAATAAAAACAATAAAGAAGTTTTCTGAGGAGTATGAAAGATTGTCAAAAAACAATAAAAATGGTATACTGGAGGACTATGAGGAATTTAAAGACCTAATCCTTAATCGCAACGTGGGTTTTTGCAAGACTATTTTAGAAGAAGCAGTTAGAGTATATTTAAAAGGTAGAAATGTTGATATTGAGAGTGCAGTTAAAGAAATGATGACTGAACCCTTATCTTTACTAACAAGCACAAAGGCTGTTATTGAAGATGATAGAAAAGAATTTAAACCTATAGCTAAAGGTCTTATGGAAGCTATAAAATGGCGTAAAAGGGCTGGCAAAGAGGACTTCATGGAAATAGCAAAGGCTAAAATGGCAATAAAAGTAGAAAAACACTCCAGGCCCAGGAAGAAAGTCCATGATGTGATGTTGCACATGTCAAAGAAATATGAAACTGTTTACGAAGCAGCAAAAGAATTCCATAACAGTGGGAAAAAAGTGATAGCGGACATATGCATTAAGGCTCAGTATGGTTCAAAAAGAGAGTTTTATGTTATGAACTTTGGTGCTAAATTGATGGCAAGGGTTGTAGAAACAGTCTCAAAGAAGATCAGTGAGCAAAGTCCAACTGAAATGATATCTGTTTCTGGAGACAGAAAATATTTCCACATACAGAGTGTCTTATCCCAATGCACAGAACATGCAATAAAG